AGCCTACAGACTCTATTCGTACCTTTGAGGGTCTGTATATCTTGAAATACTCTATTATGTGGTCTGCTAAGTTCATAGGGGTGGCACGTTTGCGATAATAGGGAAGGATATACCTATTATTCTCGCCATCGACAGCAATAGCAACTATTGTGGAAAAATCTGCCGTACTTCTGGTAGAAGATGCGGGATCCACCCCCATGAACACATTTACAGGGATCTTATCCTCAACTGCCTTTCCGTTCAGTTCCTCTATCTCCAAGAATGCCTCATGGTCCTCATTATGAGTGACCTTTCCTTTATAATACTGAAAGTATTCCTCCTTGAAGAGCTGGTCCTCATCACCTATTATCTGACAAAGGTACTCACGGTAGAATACAGATACCCGATTGATGGACTCAAGCTCTTCCTTCTTCTTCAATAGCCTCTTTATGGGATGCCATTCCTCCCATAATGAGATATTCTTCTTAAGGCTGGGAGCAAAATGCATATTGTTCCAGCCTTTCATCTCCTTCAGCGTCTCTACCAAGCATCTCTGATGCTGAGGAGTACCGATGATGACTATCCTGCCCTTCATCGGGTCCAGTGACGGCACAGCCGACTGCAATAGCCACCTCAGGTTCACTTCCATCGCTTCAGCGGTCTTGGTATTGTTCTCATCCTCCGGATCATCCACTATGATCATGGTCGGACGCTGATTCCCTTTCTTAATTCCCCTTATCTGCTGTCCTGTGCCCTTGCATATTATCATAGAGCCGTCCTTCAGCTCTATCTCCGATTTAGCCCACTGTCTTGCGGAGTGCTGCCCCCAGTATCCGAAGATGGACCTGAAATTCATGGAATAATCAAGAGTATCCTTGATGGTTCCCAGTAGTTTTATCGCATGGTCCTGTGTCCTTGATACAAGAACAATGAGTTTCTGCCCCTCATGGAACATTAGATGGTAAAGAGGAAACACACCGCCTATAATAGATGACTTGGCATGTCCACGAGGGGCTATGATATTTATTTGTTTCTGAGAGTCGTCCATTAGAGAATCCGATATCTCATAATGGAACTTGGGACTCGGGGCAGAGAACATATTAGGCATGGTCACCTTCCCGAACAGGACCAGATTACTTTTGAGCCGCTTCCTTACCTTATTCTGCTGGCTCATCTTCCTCTACTTTACGTGATAATTTAAGCGACCTTTCCTCATTCGCTATGAGATCACCTATATTGCTGGCTACATCAAGCTGCATCATGTCAGTTGTTATCTTCTTACTGGGCTTCATCTCCAGAAGGTCCATGAAAGCATCGGATATCTTTATCATATTAGTGACATCCTGCTTGTTCCTAGCTATATCAAGACCCTCAAGCATGGTATCCAGTACCGAAGAACTGTTGATACCCTTATCAGAGAGTACCTCTTTCAATTTCTTCTCTATCATATCCTTTATCACCTTTTGTTTGAGTACCCTGCGTACTGTGGCTGCTGGATGCTTCTGATCTGGGCGGTAGATCATCCCTAATTTATCATAATCCACCTGCTTGGTAGAAGTTAACTGTCCTACGTAGGCGGTCACAAGGTTCTTAGTGCGTGTCATCTTTGCCTCACGCTCCTGCCAGTTTCCCTTTGGGTTAGCCTGAGTGTACACGCCATAAGCCCGATTCTCAAGATATTGTATCTTATTGGTATTTCCCGCCCAGTTAGCACCGTATGAAAGCCTTACAAAGGTCTTTACACGTCCATGCTTATCAGTATAATCCTTCCTTCCTATACACTTTCCAACATATCCGTCATCTGATATGGCATACTCGCCTATCTTCGCCTGCTTCCAGTGAGTATAGGCAATATCCATCTTATCAGCCTCATCAGCCGTATAGATGGTGAATACCACATCCCTATTCTTTATCCTTCTTTTCAATGTATCCATATCGTGACACCAGTAATTTACCTAAGTAATTAACCTAAGTAATTAACCTAAGTAATTTACTGGTATATATACTTACTCTAGTATATATACCCGAGTATATTACTTAGTGTTAATCCTTACTCTCAATAACTTCAGGCATGTTCAAATGCTGTTCTATTATCCTACTAACAACCTCAAGCTCTGCGTCCAGTACATCCATCTCCTTATCTAACTTACGCATATCATGCACAAATTCCTCCTCGTCCATGATACGCTGCTCCCACCTGCCAGTGATAGCGTTGAATACATCGTATATTGCCTTTTTACCCACAGGCAAATATACGAGAGTAATATTTAAAAAAATATATGCAGAGTGTGTGTGTGAGGGATGAGTTAGACCCACCCCCCGCAAGTTACGGGTTGGGGTTAGTTATTAGGTTGAGTTGAATGCGGGGGTTGGTTGAAAGGTGTGAGCGTAGCTCACCCGTATCTACCATGCCCACCCAAGCTCACAGCTGGCATGCCCCTGCCTGTATGTGACCTGCTCTGTGCTGTCCCAATACTTGCAGTACATCCACCTCAGTGTCCACACTATCTATGGTGGTTCATGTACTTGCAAGTATTAGGAGTAACACGTTACCGCACTCGCATGTCCCTTACCGCCAGCCCCCCTGCACAGGTGAGCATGCCCAACATCATACTACACTAATCCTCACTTACGGGGGAGAGTTAACTCATCATCAATTACCCTTATTTGTGTTAAAGTTAACTTAACCAAGGAGGATCTATGAATAGATTCAAGAGTATACTTGCTAACACAGGCTACTTCACCATAGGTATCGGTGTGATAGCTGGAGAGCTTGCCATTTCAGGCTATGATCGTGTAGCCAAAGCCTGCGACCGCTGTGTTGACAAGGGCAAGGATGCAGTGCATCCAGTACGGGATAGCAGTAGAGTATCTGTTAGAGCAGATATGCTTTAGGGGATCAAAGGGACAGGCTTACGCTTGTCCCTTACCCTTTTTGTTGAAACAATAAAGGAGATACCATGAACTCAGACCCAGACCAGCACGAAAGGCTCGTCTACGAAGACGAGAAGGCTCAGAACGAGCCTTACGTCCCCATCAGGAGATGGGAACGCTTCAAAGACCGATACGCTCGCTACTGGGAACGCCTACTGGACAGACTGCTGAACCGCTCACCATTCTAAGAAAAGAGGGCTGGCTGACACCAGCCCTTACCCTTCTCTGTGTATTCTTTAACTAACCAAAGGAGTATATCATGACACTATCTTTCATCATATGGTTATATGGGAAGGTCTCTTTCCGTTATGGTAAGTATCTCGCCAAGCTTGCTTGTCCAGATAATGAACCTCTGCATTTTCATCATGACGGTTGTCCCGTTTGTGATGATCTGCCTTGGTAGTAGATTAGGGTAGGCTTAGGCTTACCCTTTTTTTTGTGTTTATTAACAAACTAAATAAGGAGAGTATCATGGGAAAATTACAGGCATATGTCCAAAGGATATATTTTAATTATCATAAAGCGATGGCTAATTACAACGAAACAGACCTTACTTCAGATTCAAGTGAGTATCTATCAATGGATCATCAGGCAATTGTCTGGATGTATGGTAAGATAGAAACACTTAACAGGATCCAAGACAAAGCAGAGGCGAATTTCCTTGAGTTGAGAGGTGAGAAGAAGGCTCTTGAGAGTAAACTGAAGACTACTGATGCGAATCTTTCTACTTGCAGAAAGCATAATGAGAGGCTGAATGATAAATTAACATTGAGATCTCTTACGCTTGAAGGTAGGACAAAAGATCTTAAAAGTAAGACAGAAGACCTTGAAGAGCTACAGAGTATCTATGAAGACCATAAACGCTTCTTGAAGTATATGGTGGTCATGTCAATATTCGCTGGTTTTATGATGGGCTTAGTATCGTATCCATTGATATAATGAGATAAGGGTAGACCTCGGTTTACCCTTTTCTTTGTGTTTATTAACAAATAACAAAAGGAGTCTATCGTGGTTTATAATAGAGAATCAATTATCAGGTTAAAAGATGACCGTATACGTGAACTAAAGAGTATTATTTCTAATCTGAAAATGACCATAACAGGAATGAGGGAAGTTGCAAATACTGATTGGGAAGAAGAATGTGGTAAACTTTATGATTTCCTCTGTGAGCATAAACCTTATAAGAACTATAGAAAGGGTAAACTCTTGGAAGAGTACCACAAGGCAACAGAATGAGTAATAAGGGTAGGTTCAAATCATGGACTTACCCTTTTCTTTGTGTTTTATAAACAACGAAGGAGTATGTTATGGATAGATGTCCAACATGTGGAGTACTACATGAACCAGAGATCTTCAGCGGATACTGTACTATAGAATGTCTGAAGTTCTTCAATTCAGAGATAGTAGTAGACGGTGCTCAACCGATCATGTCCAAGATCAGAGAGTATAATGAAGTCCCAGAGCTTGATACTATGGAGAAAGTTTTATCCTACAGCGAGTTGAAAGCTCAGTTCGGTTAGTTAATGGACACAACGGGGTGGCAGAAATGTCACCCCTTTTTTCTGATGGGAAGGGGGAAGGAAGGGGAAGGAATATATTCCCCATATATTCCCCATATATTCCCTAATAAAGAGTATAAAAAAGACCCGTTCTTTCAAAAAAGGTGTTCGCTACGCTCACCCGTTATTACTGATTACAGTTCTTTTAAAGATCGTCTTGCTATTTGGGCATTTTTTATATCTTCACCATCCCTTACCCTTATCTTTCATAGTTAACTAAACATGAAAGGAGTATACTATGGCTATAGACTCAATAAAAGATGTACTTGCGGTATTTGCAAGGAAGGCTATCAGTTTCCAACGATCTGAGCAGGTAGCTGGCGAATGGATCAATACTAATGTTGATCTGGACGCAGTTGAGGCATCTGTGCTTCCCAAGGATGAGAATGACCAAACACCATCTGTATTCTACAATATGTGGATACAGTCTCATGCATCGAATGAAGAGATGGATCAGGTCAAGACGTACCTGAGTGCCAAGAATCTTGAAATTCTGGATTCTGCCAAGAGTATCTACACACATACAGACAAGAACGGTGTAGATTCAGCGTATAGGTTCATGATCGTAGGATCAGACTCATAGCATCATCGGGAGAGGGTTAATACCCTCTCCCTTTTTTTTCATCATTATTAATAAAGATCGGAGTACAAAATGAATACTGTAAAAGCAATATCGTTCAAGAACGCACAGGAGATAAATCTCCTTGTGAAGATCATCGAAAAACATGTCTCAACATTAAAGACAAGTAATGAAACTGCCAGTGCTGATGAGATCATCAAGATACAACAGCTACTGGATACAGCACTGGAAGTACAAAAAATGTTCATTACATCAAAAAAGTCAAGTAATTAGGGGATAAATCCCCAAAAAAAGGGGATTTAACTCAGTTTTATCCTTGACGAGAAAAGTGGATCTATCCCCAAAAAAA